AGAACCTCAGTAAACTTCTTCCAACGTTGTCCGGTGTCTGATATTTTTTCTAAGTCTGTACCTAGTTCTGACAACGCATCACCAAAGTCGATAATCGCACTTGTGATCTCATACACCTTCTTCGATATAAGCGGGTTTATGAGCGTTCCAATGCCGCTCATCATCTCTTTAGGGGCCCTATCCAGCATAGCCATTGTGAATGATGGTGAAAACATCATACCCTTAGCACGGCCACCATGTCGTTTTTCCATTGCGTCCAGTACTAGACCTTGAAGATAGGCAATGTTCTTACTGTGTTTAGCAAGTTGTTGAAACCTCTTCAGATCTTCAGGATTAATTAAGCCTTCTGTCTGTGCCTTCATCATTGCACGTCGTGGGTTGATTAACAGACCGGCAACCTTAGCAAATGCGGCTGAAGTTGCCGCCTCTGTTGCACCCTCACCAGCGGCGATATTGGTTGATAATTGTATGGCCCGTAAAAAGTTCTTACCGGTAAGTCTGGCACCCTTCATTAGTTTCTCGGAGGTTTCCGCCATAATGAAGTCTGGATCGATTGCAGCTCCCTTAGCTAATCGTTTAATCTCCTCGTCTAGTTCTTTTTTTCCTACACCAATGGTATTTTTCATCATCTCAAACATATGTTCAAAACGACGTATTCCTACCTGTTCAGTTGCAGCCTCATGTAATGCATCTTTTAATTTGTGGAAAGTAAAGGCACCAGCAATAGCTGCACCTAAACCAACCAATGTTGATTTGAGGCTAGCAGCTTTCTGCTGAAATGCAGTCATACGCTGACTCATGTGGTCAGTTGCTGCTGCAATCGTACGTGCTTTTGCTGAGAAATCATCAACAAGCTTTACTATACCAGATACATTAAAATTACCAGCCACGTCACTTACTCTTCAATTTATTCATTTCAGCTTTTTGTTCACGAGATATCTTCTCAGCAACTTTAAACCATTCACCCAACTCAGTAAGCGGCATATCCATTAGATCGGACATTGTCATAGCACCTTCAAAGAATACCATGAGACGTCCGAAGTAATAGTATAAATCTTGTTCTAAAGTTTCATCGAAGAGGATACTATAAAATTTACAAAGTACTGACCCATCATCTTTTCAAAGTCATTGTGAGATATTTGGTCAACCATATGTGCGTTTGTTGGGACACCTTCCACAACACTTAAACCACCTGTAAGTAGAAGAGCTCTGAATTCATCTTCTAGCTTTGGTAGGTCAATGTCTGAGATATATAATAACGCCATGATGGCTTCAGCACTAATCTCATCAGATGCGTCGTCTTTAGCTTCATCTTTAGATCCACTAATGGCGGAGTTCTTAGAAGCTTCAACAGCGGCTTTAAGAAAGCCTTGTTTAAGTCTAATAAGGTGTGCACGATTGCGTGCAGTTGGTGATTTAACAATGACGCGAAAGACGAGGTCTTCGTCCCCCGCCCTTGCTATTTTGATTGGTGATTCAAGTATAAACTCGAATTCATTAATTGCGATTTTACTCATTGTACTTTACCCCTACTTAAAGTATATGATTACTACTACTATTTATTGTGCTGGGTTACCCATGAATTCTAGTTCAACTTCACTATCAGCACCGAGTTCGATGTTGTAGTCGGAGACTAGAAGAGCGCCAGTAATTGTTCTTGTAAAGTCTGTATCAGATAATGTGATAACGTGACCATCCAAGTTAGCTTTGATTGCACGAACGAAAGCTAAGTTATTAGCTGTCGGTTCAATCTTAAACTTTACTTTAGCTTGACGCTTTGTAATGTCATCAGCTAAAACGTTTTGAATTGTTCCGCCGCCACCTGTTTGAACACGTAGCTTTTGCTCACCTAGCCCCTCAGAGAAGCTAAGTGAGTTTGGAACGTAAGCAACCACTAAGTTGTCAATGATTAGTGTTGGGTTATATATCTTACGAATAATGGCCATTCTCAGTATTTCCTAATTAAGAGTTTGTATCAAAAGAGATTCTCAAGTTAGCATTGATTGTTCTCAACTGAACAACTACTGGAACCCTCATATCAATGGTTACCGTACCTGTCTGAAGGTTCAATGTTACAAGCATGTTTTGCTTAAAGAACTTAATAGCGTCTTCACCAGCTTGTAATAAAGCTTCATCCGCCATATCGTTATATAGACCAACCATGAACGCTTTGATAGAATCGCGGTTTGCCATTGTATAACCTGGAATAAGGTTACCATCTGTCAAACGGCATTGTGCATACTGTGCTCTTGCACTGACCCAGAAGTATTCACGAATCGCTAACATTGTGTCAATGTTTTCAAGATACTTGAATGATGTGTTGGAATTACCAGCAGCATCAGTTAAGTATGTTGTAACAACTTCACCAACGATTGTTGTGTTGTTAGCAATGTTGTTCCCAATGACGCTCACACAAGCAGCTTTCAAACTTGCAACTTGAGCTGGTGTAAACCCATCACCTTGAGTAATCAGTGGAACGTTAGCCATTGGGGTGTTGAAGTATGGTAACGATGCGGTGTGGCGTCCGCCATATTGATCAAGACCATTGTTCGTGCTGATGACGTAGTTAGCAATATTCAAGTCAGCTGTTAAACGTAGTGCGCGGATAGCTGCAAACTTAGCTGCAAGGCCATCAGCAAACTCACGATGTGCTGCGCCTTTAAGAGCTGTTCTAGCAACCAATGGTTCACCAAAACCAACAACTAGTGGGTTGTTCAATCCAACAATCCAGGATAGTAGGTTGCTGTGGCTATCAACTTTACACATGATTGCAACACCGTCAAGAACGTTATTCTGTACGTTCAAACGTGCATCCATGAGTGAATCTATTGTTGAGGTTGCCCATGTACCGGGATATACAACACCTTGATAACGACGGTTATCGATCAATGTGGATAGGCCAGTAATAGTTGGGTCAGTAGCGCCTGAAGCCATTGCCGTGATTGATGCAGTGATACCAGCAGGTAGGCCTGTTACTTCAAGCGTTAAGTTATTTCCAACGGTTCCTTTGTTGGAAGCTGTCAAAGCTACAGAACCTGTTGTGTTAACACCGGTCATACATCCATGAGCATCTGCAGCTAGTGCAGCAACTAAAGCATCACCAACGTTGGTAGCTGTATCACCAACAGCAACGTTAAGAGCGTACTTATGATCAACCGCAGAACCGGTTGTTACATAGATTGTGCCAGCGGCGGTTGCTGTTCCTGAGAAAGCAATTGTACCTGTTGCAGCTGTACCACCAGCGTTGGTATATCCAATAGCATCAACTGGTGTTAGTGGGTTGTAACGTTTAAAGTTACGAATCATCATTGCGATGTGTGATTTTGCACCAAACAATGCATCTTCTTCACCAGCACTTCCAACATCAGTTACAAGTGTTCCTGTTGAAGCTGTTCCAGACAACATAACACCGGTGATTAATACGCGATGAGGTTGAGTCTGAGCAGCCTGCTGAGCTGGTAGAATGTTAAAATTGGTATTTGGTAAACTAACAGTTGTCATTTACAGTTCCTCATCTAAATTAATATTTGTGTTAAGGATTGATACGTCGAAATCATTATTGACATCCAATACAAGATCTCTGAATGCGCGTGTGACTTCATTTTCAGTTATGTCATTTGTTGTTATTTCTGAAATACCTTCAAATGAAAATTCATGTACGTAGTAAGAACCTTTGTACATGTAAGGTCGGTGCTGTGTGAAGTGTAAAGTCGTCACAGGCGCATCGACGAAATAGGTTGGATAAACTTTACCCAATAAACTTTTAAATAAGTACTTAGAGACATCAGTCATTGCATCTCGTTCAGCACGTCCAGATAGGCTAGCAGATGTTGGGACAAACACGTAAACATTAATAGTGTTAAGTAAGTGTTGTCGAAAAGCAGTTGCAGCAGTGCTTGTGTTGATCGCATCTGTTTGTGTGTATCGAGATTTGGATGCAGATACTGGGCCCATAACAACAAATGCCCAATACTTATTAGCTCCAAACTTCGTATATGCTGCTTCAGCACGTTCCACACTAACAGCCCCAGTTACTCTTGGTAACTTCCTGGCAACCATTGTACCATATGCTGTAGCACTGGTTGTACTACCTGAAGTATATGTAAAGGTTGTTGAGTCAGTAACTGTCACCTGGTACCAACCATTAAACCCAAACCGTCTTGGTTCAAGAACAAACATTGTTCCAGTAGCAGATGTTGCACCACTATCAGCAATACTAACTGTGAATGTATAGCGATCGGGTACACTTAGCAGTGTGAACGTACCATTGAAGTTGGCTTCATTAGCACCGATAATTTCAACCGTCTCATCCCACACCTCAGTTAAGTCATGGTCTGAACTACATACAACCGTTGCGACATCATCAACCCGTGTAATGCTTGTTATAGCTGTCTTCCATTTGGCTCCAGTAATGTATATATAGTCACCAGTTGTTAATCCGTGTGCGCTTGATGACACTGCAGTAACTGTGGATGACACTTTACTCAATGTACTTAATGCAACATCATCAGAGAATAGTCCAGTTTGACTAGGTAGTATTGCGTATAGTTGCTGAATTATATCAGAAGCTTTCATGTTACCTACCTAAGATATTTCTCAATTTCAGAGATTATAAAATCCCTAAACTTATGTGAGAGCTCGTTCTTGTAATAGTTTTCACCAAATATAGGACGTGGTTCC